AAATATTATATGATTTACCAGCCAGAAAAATATAAAAAGATTAAAGTTGAGAACGTAAATGAGAAAATGCGTTCTATGAAAGGCGAACTGTCTGATAGGCAGACAAAAATTGCCGTGGTTGAATTTTTAAGAGGCAATATTGGTTTTGCTGCAGAATTAATGTTGGGTATTAAATTGTTTCCATTCCAAGAGATGGCGATAAAAGGGATGTTTAATAAAACATTTACCTTAAAAGTTTGGGGAAGAAGTGCCTCAAAATCCTTTACAGCTCGAATCTTTGTTATCTTATATTTACTGTTTGAGCCTGGGGCTAAGATAGTTTTGGCTGGACCTACATTTAGAACTGCAAAATTAATGTTTTTTGAGATCGCTAAAATTGTTGGAGCAAAAGAAGCCTCATTAGTCCATGACATGTTTCTTAAAGAAGATATGCAAAGAAGAAATGAAATGCATACTTGGGATTTGCCAAATGGGAGTCAATTAATCGCCATCCCTCTTTCTGGAGAAAAGATTCGTGGTCTTCGCGCACATATTTTGGTTCTTGACGAGTTCCTTTTGCTTCCAGAGAAATTAATTAATACTGTATTAATGCCTTTCATCTTATCTCCTCAAGATTTGAAAGAAAGAATTGTCATTAAAGAAATTGAAGATGACTTAATTAAAGAAGGCGCAATGGAAGAGAAGGATCGAATTAAATTCACTAATAATTCAAAGATGATAGGTCTTTCTTCAGCTTCTTATACTTTTGAGAACCTTTACTCAACTTATTGTGATTGGATAAAAAAAATTAAAGGCCCTGATACGGGAGGTCCTACGTATTACGTTTCTCGTATTGGTTGTAGTGCAGTCCCTGAAGAGATGTTAGATCAAGATGTTATAGCTAATGCTAAAAATGATGAAGGCCTTTCTTATTACCAGAGAGAATATGAAGCTAAATTTGTAGACGACAGTGATAACTACTTTTCGGCTAAAAAGATGAAAGCATTAACAGTTGAGTGTGGAAGCTCTCCAACCATGAAGATATTTGGAGATAAAAATAAAGAATACGTTTTAGGCATTGATCCTAATTTAAGTAATTCTGATTCTGCTGATTTCTTCGCTTTTTGTATTTTAGAGATAGATGTAGCAACAAGAAAAAGTGTTATGGTTCATTCTTATGGAGGGGCAGGCCAAGGCTTAAACGAAAACCTTAAATATTTAAAATATTTACTAGACAATTTTAACATAGTATTTATCATTATTGATAATGCTGGGGCCGATCAATTTGTAGATGGTTGTAATGTATCTCAACATTTTAGAACTAGCCCGTTATCTTTTCTTGATTTTGACTCAAATAAGGAAGGGGATGATTATACAAAACAAGTCTCTGAAGGTAAAAAGCATTACGATCCTAGGAAAAATAGAATAGTGATCTCTCAAGTCTTTAGCTCTTCATGGATTCGAAAAGCTAATGAGTTCCTACAGTCTAATATAGATCATAAAAGAATTTGGTTTGGATCTTCTATTAACGGCAATGATATAGCTATGGAGAAGTATGGCAAAAAACCAGAAAATCTAGACTTGAATTTTATACATTTTCTTCAAACTCCAAAGAATAGTGACTCAAATCCCGCCAAAATGATTAGGCTTATAGATGAACAGGATAGGTTCCTCGTCGAGACTAAGGCTCAATGCGCCCTAATTACCGTCTCATCGTCTTTGCAGGGAACTCAGAGCTTTGACCTACCTAACAACTTAAAGGCCGACAGAGGGCGCAGGAGGGCCAGGAAAGATAACTACTCAGCTTTGTTATTAGCTAATTGGGGCGTTAAATGTTATTTAGACATATTAGAATATGAAGGCGAACATAAGTCTGTAGAGACTTTCTCTCCTAGATTTTTATAAGCTGTAATTTTTATTGTAAATTAGTGTAAAATAGAGTAAGAATGGCAGAGTCAAAGAAAACTACAGTCACGGGAAAGCAAAAGTCCAAAGAAATGAGAACCCCTATGATAACTGAGGGGACCGATTTAGATACTATTCTTGGCTCAAATTCTATAACAACATCTAAAGCATCCTCTCGAAGGAATAGATCTTCTACAATCCATAGAACAGACCGTTTTAAAAATATAGAAGACTCCATCCTACCTTTTAATAGAAACCGAGGGATTTATAAGAATGGTTCAAATTTAAATGTTAAAGATGCTATAGTTCTTTGCCAAAAAGCTTACTATGGAGTCGCAATTTTCCGTAATACAATCGATTTGATGGCAGAGTTCTCTTGTGGAGACATTTTTTTGAGCGGTGGGACGGAGAAATCTAGAAAGTTATTTAACGCTTTACTAGAAAAGATAAATGTTTGGGACTTTCAAGATCAGTTCTTTAGGGAATATTATAGGTCTGGGAATGTTGTTATTAGTAGGCATGACTCTAGTATACAAGGGAATGATGTAAGAAAGCTCTCAAAAGAGTTTGGGATTCTTTCTATAGCTTCTCTAAAAATCCCTATTAAGTATGTCATTTTAAATCCTGCAGAGATTGAAGTGGCTGGAAGTTTATCTTTCGCATCCCCAACTTTAATTCAAAAATTAACAGAATATGATCTACATGTTTTGAGAAATCCATTAAACGAGATGGATAAAGCGATCCGAAAAAGTTTACCCAAAGAAATTTTAAAGAAGATCGACCAAGGAAAGAAAAATTCTACAGGAATGTCTGGAGAAGAAATTTACATCCCCCTAGACCCTAAAAAAGTTCGCGCAGTCTTTTATAAAAAACAAGATTATGAGCCTTTAGCTATTCCAATGGGATTTCCCGTCTTAGAAGATATTAATTACAAAAAAGAGCTTAAAAAAATGGACATGGCTTTAGCCAGAACTGTTCAACAAGCTGTTTTGTTAATCACTATTGGTTCAGAGCTTAGAGATGGAACAATTTCTGTAAATCAAAAACACATCGATACTTTGCAAGGTTTATTTAAAAACGAATCGGTTGGTAGAGTTCTTGTTTCTGATTATACTACAGACGCTAAATTTATCATTCCCGACATTGGGGACATTTTAAACCCCAAGAAATATGAGATTGTAAATCAAGATATTATTCTAGGATTGAATAACGTGTTATTGGGTGATGAGAAATTTGCCGCGACAAGCGTTAAAGCAAGAATTTTTGTTTCTCGACTAGAACAGGCTAGAAAAGCTTTTATTAACAACTTTTTACAACCTGAGATTAATAGGATTTCAAAAGAGTTGGGATTTAAGTCTCCTCCTAAAGCAAAATTGGCAAAGATTGACTTAGGTGATCAAAGAGAAAAAGATAGATTGATTATTAGAATGGGTGAACTTGGTATATTAACTCCAGATGAAGTTGTTAAAGCTGTTAATGATGGCATCTTCCCTACCCCAGAAGAATCTAGAGAGTCTCAAAAAGAGCTTAAAACTTTAAGAAAAAATAAGCTTTACATGCCAGCTCAAAATTCTATTCAACAGGGGGCCGATAATGGAGGAAGACCTTCTGGAACAGGAACCCCACAAAGGACGAAGAATGTTAAACCTGCTGGAGCGTCTTACAGTTTGAAAAAGTTCTCGGAGAATTTAAGAGTTTATGATGGGTGTGAAGATAAAACAAAGAGTTTATTTAAGTCCTCAAGTAAGATTCGAAGATTAACCAAAGAGAATTTAAAGCAAATAGAGACTATTGCTGAAATCATATGTATTAATGAGCCTATAGAAAATTGGACAAACGAAAAGGTTATAAAAGCTTATATAAAATCTCCAGTAGACAAAAATGAAGAGAAGGTTAAAGAGATCTATGCTTTAGCTGAAGAACATGACGAATCTCCTAATCTTTATATGGCCATTCTACATTCTAGTCAGATAACAAATGAGGAATAGAGTAATATATGGCTATGAAGGCCTTTATTCTAATTGTTGTCCTTCTAGTGGTTTTCATTTTATTAATTATGCAGGTGAATTAAATAATTCCCCTACAGATTATAAATACGTAAAAGACACTGCGGCTATTTCCAATAGCACTAATTTTCATAATCGAGGCGAGGGATTTGAAGCCGCAAATTATGAGACCTATCAACCTGCAAGTCCAGTTGGGGCAGTAACTTATCCATTAGCGATTAAAGACGTTAATACAAATAATTTCGTAAGAAACGAAAACGTATTAAGAAAAATTGATAGGGTTCAATCTATTAGCTATTCTGTTAGTTATCCTAGACATCAAGTTCAGCAGATAAATAGAAGAGGATTAATAGATCGACCCATTATAGGATCTCCAGAAGTTTCTTTGCAATTCACTTATCTAGTAAATGGAGTTAGGAATGACCATAGACTTGGACTTAATGTTAATTTCCCAATGACATTTTACCCATTTAATGGAGAACCTTTTTATTCAGGGAATAAAGTTAATCTTTTATCTGGAATAACAGAAGATTGTTTAGATAGAAGGGACGTAGGAATTAGAGGTGAGGGATGGGGCGATGATAAATTTACCGGATTAGCTTTTACTACATCCCCATCATACCTAGGCCAAGAAGGTGGAACAGTTATGTTTAGTTCTAATACCGATTCTGAAAGAGCTAACATGGGTTGTTTTCCTGCAAATTGGCCACATTATCCATACGATTATAGAGATAAAAGGAATTTCTTTATTCACGTCGCTTCAGAAGCGGGAGATGACGAAAAACATATAATTAAATATACAGAAGATATTAACACTCCTTGGACGGAAGAGATGGAAGTTCATCCAGATAGTCCTAATAATGAGTGCATAACTTTTGGAGATTGTTATTTAAATTCTTACCAATTTTCAGCTAGAGTTGGAGATTTTCCTTCAGTATCTGTTATTTATGGTGGAGATAATATGCAATTTCTTAATGCCGCGAGCGGAGAGAATATTCCCTCTTTAAACCCTAAAGATGGCCAACCTATAACTGGACAATTTATTATTCCTAAAAGCTTTGAGAACGAAGGAATCTCAGCTTTAAATCAGGGAGATATGACTTTAGACTTAGAGGCATCCAATTTGGGCGTTTCAACCACAGGAATAAACATTCAGTCTTTAGAGTTTGGGTTTAATTTAAATAGAGAGTCGTTGGAGCAAATAGGCTATCAACAAGCCGTAGATAAACCTGTCAATTATCCCGTTGTTGTTAATGGAGCGATGTCCATCCTTGTAGGGAATATGGGGACCGGAAGGATGATTGATTTCATTCATGAAGATAAGATAATAAATTTTTCTATCGATATTGCTGCCCCTGAATGTAATTTTTGGAAAGATTCTTTATCTGTTGGTGATTTTTATCCAGGGGTGATAAACGCGAGCAATTATACGGCAGTAAATTACACATTCCTTGGAGCTAGAGTAGATAACATATCGTTTTCTTCAGCTATTGGAGGCAATAAAACGGCTCAAATATCATTTTCTGTAGAGATAGATCCAGATGATTTAGATAATGGTTTTTTTGTTAGCGGAGTGATGAATTCAGAGAAAATTTACAATTATTTAGCTTTTGAGCATACTGGAGGCGCTCCATCTGGAGATGGGGTATTTTTAACAGATGAAGATGGAAGTCCTTTAGTGGTAGATATGATACCATTTTAAAGTGTAAATAGATATAAGGAAAAAGGAATGGGAGCACCAAAAAAAGTATCAGATTTAATTGAGGTTATAGATGTAATGTC